CGTTACACTCTCCGCCGGATCCTACATGCCGGAAGCTGTCTGTCTCCGGGATCGATCCGGGGTCCACGAGGCGGGGCTGGTGGCTGCCGCTGGACATGGGCAATATATTGCCTTGACAGATCCGCGGGCGAGTGATATGATGGAATCCTACAATAAAACAGGGAGGTCGAGACAATGGCAAGACGAGCGCGAAGATATTCGACAGCCGGGCCTTTAGGAGGGCGCGGCGTCGATCCATACAGGCCGGATCAATCGGCTATGAATTTCACCTTATCGGAGGCCCGCGCGGAGTATGCGAGGCTGCGGCGGGAAGCGAACCGGAGGCTTGAAACGCTGCGGAGATCCGAGTATAAAAACATGCCGTCCGTAAAGAATCAGCCGACGGAGTATGAGGCGCTGCCGAAGAACGCGAGCGAGAGACAGGTCCGTATGCAGCTTTACGGCGTAGCGCGTTTCATCGGACAGAAGACGTCCAGCCTGCGGGGAGCGCGTGCGGCGACGCGTCAGGCGCTGGAGACGCTGCAGGAGCACGGTTATTCTTTCATAAACAAGAATAATATTAGAGACTTTCAAGAGTTCATGGGAGAAGTCAAGAAGCACAAAGCGGCGAAAGGCCTCCCGTCGGATGACGCCGTCGAGATGTGGAAACAGGCGAGAGACAAGCGGATCGATACGAAAACGATAGCGGAAAAGTTCGATTTCTGGATGGAGCATCGGGAGGAGCTGGCGGAAGCCCCGCGAAGCCATACGACCGTATCAGGCGACGCGATGGCGAAGCGGATCGGACTTTCCATTGATTGAGAATTATAAGAAATTTGACTATAGCATCGTGAAAAACGCGTCGCAGGAGCGCCGAAAGCGGGGCAATCAGGGTACTCGATCGCGTCGGAGGTATAAATCTATACGCTGTGCCTTCGACATCGAAACAAGCCGGATTTCGGAGTCAGAAAGCGTGATGTTTATCTGGCAGTTTCAGGCCGGTCCTGATCACTCGATCATCGGCCGGAGCTGGAAAGAGTGCTTTAGATTTTTTCGGCGGCTCGCGGCGTGCTGCGCTGATGATGAGTATATAGTCATTTTTGTGCATAACCTGTCGTTTGAGTTCCAGTGGCTCCGCTCGTACTATCATTTTACGGATGACGAGGTATTTGCGACCGGTCCGCGCCGGGTCCTGAAATGTGACATGATGGATCATCTGGAATTCCGATGCAGTTATTTACACTCGAACATGAGCCTTGCGGCCTACTGTAAACAGATGCAGGTCGAGCATAAGAAGCTGTCCGGGAAAGAATTTGATTATGATAAGGTTCGCTATCCATGGACTCCGCTCTCCGACCGGGAGCTTGAGTATTGCCTGAACGACGTCCGCGGACTTGTGGAAGCCGTCACCGCGGAGATGGAGCGTGACGGGGACAACCTGTACACGTTCCCGCTGACGTCAACCGGCTATGTCCGGCGCGACGTAAAAAGAGCGATGCGCGAGCTGTCGCCGTGGTACGTCAAGGACATGCTGCCGGACTGGGAGACATACACGCTTCTCCGGGAAGCGTTCCGGGGAGGAAATACGCACGCGAACCGGCTTGCGGCCGGATGGATCATTCCGAATGTGAAAAGCGCCGACATTTCGTCAAGCTATCCGTCGGCGGAGTGTAACAATCGGTTCCCGGTCTCTAAGTTTGTGCATGAAAAAGCGCCGAGTATGGATCGGCTGATGTGGCTTGTGGAGCATGGATATGCTGTGCTGGCCCGCGTCTCCATGTGGGGCGTTAAACTTAAGTACAGTGAGTGGGGATGTCCCTATCTTCCGACGGATAAATGCCGGAACATGGTTGACGTATGCACGGACAACGGCCGGATCCTCGCCGCCGGATACTGCGAGATCACGGTCACGGACATCGATCTTAAGATCATCCTGTCCGAGTATAAAATGAATTCGATCGACGTCACGGCGATCGACTACGCGCGGTATGGCTGGCTTCCGGATCCGCTGATCGACGTGATCGAGCGCTATTATCGGACGAAAACAGAGCTTAAGGGCTCGGAGGATCTGGACGATCTATATTTATATGGTAAAGACAAGGCGAAGCTAAACGCGATTTTTGGTATGAGCGCACAGAACCCGGTCCGCGTCCCGATGCACTTTGATGACCAGGCGCCCGACTCGTTCATACTGGACTGGGAAGCATACGGCCCGGAGCTCCTCGAAGAGTCAAATAGAAAGGCGTTTTTCCCTTACCAGTGGGGCGTATTTTGCACCGCCATCGCGAGATTTCGATTGGAGCAGGGCCTCAGATTGGCGCACGGTATGTCTCCGGATCTCTCGGACGACGTCGTGCACGATCCCGGCGGCGCGATGTTTATCTACTGCGATACCGACTCGGTCAAGTACATCGGGGACATCGACTGGGATGCTTATAATAAAGAGCGGATCCTTGACGCGGAGGCATCACTTGCGTATGCTGACGACAGAACCGGGAAACGACATTATATGGGCGTGTATGAGGATGATGGCGAGTATATCCGATTCGCGACGAGAGGCGCGAAAAAGTACGCCTACACGGCGAGAAACAAAAAGGGATACGTCAAGCTGCATATCACGATCGCTGGAGTGAATAAGGAAGCCGGCGCGAAGGAGCTCGCGAAGGCCGGCGGCCTGAAAGCGTTCCTCCGGGAGAATTTTACTTTTTCCGCCGGAGAGACCGAGGCCGTCTATATCGATCATATACGGGATTTCCGATATTTCGAGGGACACCGGCTCCGGATCACGCCGGGAGTCACGATCCGGCCGAGCTTTAAGACACTGTCCGATACGCAGGAATATATCGATCTTTTGAAGGATCCGAACGCTTTTGATGATCTTTTGCTTGACAAATACATGCCGATTTGATATTATGAGCATGGGCAACATATTGCCCACAGAAGAGCATAAAATCATTTAAGACCGGCGCCCTCCCCGGCTGGAGGAAAGAAAGGAAAACATGACAACTAAGGAAGTACGCGCGAACATGATCGCGGAGCTTGTAGTCGATTATGACCGTATCTCGAAAAAGTGCGATTACTGGCACCGGAAGACGGACCGTCTCCGGGCTGAGAAAATGCCGGACGAGTCCCTGATTGCCCGCCTGATCTATAGCAGCCTGTCCGATCGGATGACCGCCATCTTAGAGGCGCTGACGATCCTCGCCGGCGACGATGAGGTTAAGGCGCTCGACTGGATCGACGGGACGGATCCGGAATGATCGGAGTTGTTTACATACACGCAGGACCGGAGGCGCTGCGGCGCTTCCGGATCGGAAAGGAACTAAGAAAGAAGATGGCATCAAAACGACACGGGATGATCACGCGGAGCGCTATCACTTATGATATGCTCGTCACGCTCCGCGGAGGAAAGAAAGAGCACAGATCCGTCGTACTGGCAAAGCGGGACGACGACAAGGCGCTGCATGTGATCATCAGATATAAGGACGTCATGAGAGCCGAGATCCGCGGGATCTATAAAGACATCTACGCGATGTCTCCTCCCCGCTTTTATGACTCGGCAGAAATCATCCAGAGGATGTCAGTCGTCATGGACTGATCCAAATATAACCGGCGCCGGCTCCCGTATCCGGCAGAAAAGGAGAAGCTATATATGAATAGCATCAATCTAATCGGAAGACTGACGGACGCGCCGCAGATGCGCGAGACAAAAGAGACGCTGATCGCTAACTTTTTCGTGGCGGTCCCGCGGATCGGCTCGGAGGAGGCGGATTTCATCCGCTGCGTCGCCTTCGGGAAGACGGCGGAATTTGTCGAGAAATATTTCGACAAAGGCTCCCGGATCGGGATCTCCGGACGCGTCCAGACCGGGAAATACGAAAACAAGGACGGCGTGACCGTCTACACGACGGACGTGATCGCGGAGCGCGTCGACTTCGCTGACGGAAAGAAGGAAGACAGGGAGGAGAAAAAGAGCTCCGACCGGTCCGACCGCTCTGACCGCTACGCGAAGCGGAAATGAAGCGGCCGACAGTCTGCAGCAGATGCGGAGGGGCGCTCGTCCCTCCCCTGCTGGAGATCCAGCAAAGGAAAGGACATTTACTGATATACTGCGCGAAGTGCGCGGAAAGGCTGAAACATGGCAAAAATAAGGACTAAGTGCTGCCCCTTTTGCGGGTGCGATCAGATGACGTTCCGGGACGACTGGGAGTTAAGATCTTCATATTTCGAATGTGATCAATGTCACGCAACAGGTCCCAGGGTTTACGAGTCACATCTGATGGACTTCTTTATCGAGGCGGCATCGGAGGAAGAAATCGATGTGGCTCTCGTAGAGCTCGCGGCGACTCGCTGGAACTGCCGGCCGCCGATGACTGACGTGTTTCCAGAGGATCGGGATGTGTTTGAGCAATTCGGGGAAACGATTGAGAGCTTAGAGCGTGAGGCAAAGCTGGAAGGAGGCGCGTTATATGGAAGCAGCGTATACAAAGACTGACGCCGTCGTCGTACTGGATGTTTACGAGGTCCGGCTGATCATGAAAGCGCTTGACGTCCTCCGCTATTCTGATGAGTCGCTAACCGGATCGCAGCTTGTCAATCTTGCCGGGCTCTCGCAGGAATGGCTGTGCATGACGCAGGATATGTCAAGCCCGGCGAAGGATCGCATCACGAAACCGGATGACGGATACCGAATGATTTCCAAGGCGATCGGCAAGGTCCTGCCGGACGAATACTGGGAGATCTGGTCCGAAGATGTGGCGAGGCTGAAATCATGAGACCGATTGAAATTAAGGACCTTTACACGGCCGGCGGGTATATCAACCTGCCGGCTGTCCTGAATTTAGGTTACAAGTACACGATCATCATATCCCTACGGGGAGGAGGAAAGACCTACGGCGCCCTCAAATACATGCTTGAGACCGGCGAGCACTTTTTCTACTTTCGGCGGAACGACCGGAGCCTGAAGCTCGCGATCTCTCCGGATTTCCATATCTTCCGGGAGCTCAACGATGACACCGGCCACAATGTCCAGCCGATGCAGGTCCCGAAGATCGGGATCGGCAAGTTTATCGAGGATGAGGAAACGATCGGATACTGCGCGAACCTGTCCACTTTTGCATCGATCCGCTCGATCGGCAACGTTAAGGCGCTCGGCGTCAAGTGGCTGATTTTCGACGAATTCATCCCTCAGGCTGACGAGGTCCGGAGGTTTGACTTATTCGAGGCGTGGAGCCACGCGGAGGAGACGCTTGTCAGGAATACAGAGCTTGAGGGGTACGAGGTCCGGCGGCTACTGATGGCAAACACGGACACGATCCGCGGGGACATTGTCGCCGGATACCGGATCGGCGACGCGTTCATGTTGATGCAGGAGGGAGGAATCGAAGCGCTGGAAGCCTCCGAGGACATGCTGCTGCTGCGGCCGGGATGCGCGGAGCTCGCGGCAAAGAAAGCAGACACGGCGCTATACCGGGTGACTTCCGGATCCGACTTTTCCGAGGTCGCGCTGAAAGCTAATTTTCTGATCGAGGACCGGCCGCACATCAAGAAAAAGAACCTGCAGGAATACCGGGCGATCGCCGCGGTCGGCGGGGTCTGCATTTACAAGCATAAATCCCGCGCCGAGTGGTATGTCTCGGAGACGGTTGCCGGAAAGCCGAAGATCTATAAGCCGGGAAAGATCGACCTGGCGCGGTATATGCGCGAGAATGTCCCGGTCTGGATGGCGCATCTCCGGAATAAGATCTACTATGAGAGCCTGCAGGCGCAGACACTTTTCCTCCGGATCTATGATCTATAAGTTATCAACCTGTTTGTTAACATCTGTTGACAAACAGGTATTTTTTATGTTATAACGTAATTAGCCGGGAGGCGTCCGAAGCTCAGGCCCCGGAAGGGCCGGACGCGGTGCGAGCTTACCCATCCGCTCCCGGCTATTGATTATAAGGAAGGAGGCCGTCGATATGGAATTTTCAGACATTCTGACGCTGATCGGATCCTACGCGTTTCCGATCGTGATGTGCATCGCGTTTTTCTGGCGTCAGTACAAATCCGACGAGGAGCATCGGGAAGAGATGGAAAGCATCAGGAAATCGCACGCGGAGGAATCCGCGAGGACTACGGAAGCCCTCAACAATAACACGTTGGCGCTGCAGAGGCTGACTGACAAGCTGGAGGCGAAAGCATGACGCCGGCATATGTCGCGGTCGAGCGCTTCTATGACCTGTACTTCGGCCGGGACATGATAGCGTACTGGATGGGCGCGAAAGGTGAGCTGCTGACGCGTAAACGGATGCAGGAGCTTGTCGACGCATATCCGGATTATTTCAAAAAATACGATGATGACCATCTGGAGGAGCTGATGCGCTGGTCCGAGGGAAAAATCGGATATGACTGCAGCGGCCTTGTCTGCGCGGCCTTCGGGACTCCCTACCAGATGTCAAGCTGGACGCTCCGCGAGAAGATGGTAAAAACGTCCGGCGTTAAGGATTGCAAGGCGGGATCTATACTCTGGTTCCCCGGGCACGTCGAGATGGACCTCGGCTTTGGTGTTACCGGCGGAATCCGCAGCGAGGGAAAGACCATCGAATTAAACGACAACGGCGCCGCCGGTTTCAAGCTCGGCGGAGAGCTCGAGGGCTATGATTACAGCATGATGTATAATTTTTGATAAACTAAGAAAGGAAATGTGACTATGACTAAGGAACAGGTGCAGGCGCTCCGGGATGCGGGCGTCGCGGAATCGGCAATCATCGACAGGATCCTGCAGGAAACGGCGGACGCAGTCGCTCCGGATCCGGAACCTGCGGAGGCTCCGGAAGCTCCGGCAGCCACTCCGGCGGCAGCTCCGGCAGACCGGACGGACGAAATCCTCGCGGCTATCAATAAGCTCACGGGGGCGATCCAGATCAGAAATCAGCACGGCGGACGCGATGAGGCGGCGTCTCAGTCGGTTGATGATATTCTGGCGTCGGTGCTGACGCCAAAGAAAAAATAATTATGGAGGTAACACATGGCTATCAATGATATGACTCTCGAACAGTCAAGCGCACTCTTTACGGCCGTATATAATCAGGCTACCGGATCAGCCGCGCAGGCCCCGGTCAACACGGCACAGTTTGTCACCATGGCGCAGACCGCGCTAAAAACAGGATGGGATCCGCTGATCACGGCGATCTCTCAGGTCCTTTCCCGGACGGTCTTCTCGATCCGTCCCTATTACCGGAAGCTCCGCGTTCTGGAAGCTGACGAGATCCTCTACGGAAATCACGTTCGCAAGCTGAACATGATCGACGGACCAATCGAGGATGACGAGCGCTTCGACCTGACCGACGGGCAGTCTGTCGATATGTATAAGGTCCAGAAGCCGAAGGTCGTCCAGACGAACTTCTACGGCGCGAACGTATGGCAGAAGCACGTCACCAGATACCGCGATCAGCTCAACGTCGCAATGGAAGGCCCGGCACAGTTTGCCCAGTTTATCACGATGCTGATGCAGAACATGCAGGACGTGATCGAGACCGTACACGAGAACACGGCGCGTTTCACGCTCTCGAACCTGATCGGCGGCACGATCCTCTCGAACAGATACATCGACCTGCTGGCGGAATACAATCAGGCGACCGGACAGACTCTGACCAAGGCCCAGGTTATGCAGCCGGCGGCGTTCGCGGACTTCGCTCGTTTCATCTTCGGCTACCTTAAGACCGTATCCCGCGCGATGACCGAGCGCACGGCGCTCTATCATACCAACCTGACCGCGGCGACTCCGGTCGGCGGAATGATCATGAGACATACTCCGGTCGAGGATCAGCGACTCGTGACATACGCGCCTTTCTTCGATCGCGTGGATGCTAACGTGCTGTCTAATACTTTCAATGACGAGTACCTGCGGCTGATGGAGCACGAGGAGGTTTCGTTCTGGAATAATCCGCAGGCTCCGGAGACGATCGACGTCACGGCGTCCTATACCGACACGGATGGCACGATCAAGACCGGATCGGTCGACACCGACAACGTCATCATGGTACTTTTCGACCGGGAAGCTGCAGGATATACCGTCGGATCTACTTGGATGGATGCAACGCCGTTCAATGTGGCCGGAGGCTATACCAACATTTACGCGCACTTCACGGACCGCTACTGGAACGACTCGACCGAGAACTGCGTCGTCTTCGGTATCGGTGCGATCGAATAACTAAAAGGAGGCGCTAATGCAGGTCGTTTTCTACACTTTTTCAAAGCGGGTGAATTCGACGGCGCGGCCCACGGGCGGCGCCTCCTATTCATGTATTATTAAGTCGCCGTCGAGCGTGATCGCGCCTCAGATCTCGCTTGTCTGGCAGGGATCCGGCAATCCGTCGGCGTATAACTACGCTTATATCGCGGACTTCGGTCGGTATTACTGGGTCCGTAACTGGGCCTACGGCGACAGGAAGTGGATGGCGGACCTTCAGGTCGACGTCCTCGCAAGCTGGAAGACGCAAATTGGCAGCGCGTCAAAGTATGTGCTGCGATCGGCGTCAGATTATAACGAGCACGTCCTTGACAATCGATACCCGGCTACCGGTGTAGTCGGCGGACAGGTCAAGCAGGCTAATTTCAACTGGCAGAAATACGGCACGGCTGGAGGAAATGCCGTCGTCACAATCATCGGACAGAATACAATACCGGCAGGGAATTATGTCGGACAGGCGCAGATGCCCGTCTCAAACGTCCAGCTGTTAATTAACAACCTGCTGAACCGGATTACATCTGAAATCAACTCCGCGCAGGATCCGTCGTTTGGGCTTGATGATATCCTTCGGGAGCTTTTCAAGATTCCGTCAAGAATGACTGACAACCTGCTGAAATATGTCACTAACATCATGTGGTTCCCGTTCACGTTCACAACGGTGGCGGCGACTGCTAACCTTAAAGCCGGAATACATGAGGTCCTTACATCTGCAGGCTACGGATGGGTGTCTAAGCCTGTGGAGGTTTTGAAGCGCAGCATTGTGACAGGCGACTGGACAGGACTCGGCGACGACTGGGAGTATGCAAATCCGTATACAAGTTATATGCTGCATTTTATGCCGTTCGGTGATATTCCGATCGACAGCTTCGATGTTCTCAACTCTGAGTCGATCGATCTCGAAGTGCATGTTGATGCTATATCTGGAATCGCGGTATTAAAGATTTTTGCAAATCCCGGCGGGGAGCAGCTTCAAAGACTGCTAACAACGCGCAGCGCCCAGCTCGGCGTCAAGCTGCCTTATGGAGGAAGTGAATTAAACATCGCCGGCATGGTACAAGGTGCGGCCGGCGTCGCATCATCTGCGGCGGCTTTTATAGCCGGAGATGTCGGCGCAGGTGCAATCATCGGCGCTGTATCCAATGCCGCGGCACTGTCTACTCCGAGTGGATACGCCTCCGGAGCCTCAGGCACCGGCGCATCGATAACCGGCGTCGCGTCACTCTGGCGAAGACGCTTTGCACATGTGGCGCTTGATGTTGCGGAGAACGGCCGGCCTCTGTGTGAGACCCGGACATTAAATACGCTGTCCGGATATATCGAATGCCGCGACGGTGAGATCGCAGCACCGGCCACGGCTCAGGAACTGTCCGAAATAGAATCATATTTGACGGGAGGTTTTTTCTATGAGTAATCCTTACTCGTTTAACGAGATCAACATGTATAACAGCATCGTCAGCCCGTCGACGGTGCACGTCAAAAACACGGGGCTCGCGCAGTTTTTCAAGCGGTACCTGCTGCAGGAAGCGATCAGCCCGTTTGACTTTACGCTTCCGAAGAACTGGTATAAAAACTATTTTTTATACGTTCTGTATGTCATCGGAAATATAGGCGTGATCGAAACGGATAAATACGGCGTCATCCCGCAGCATGGTTTCCCATCCGGATTCAACGAACAGTATCAGCCCTATAAATACCGGATAGCTAATCCGCTGATCCGCACAAACCCGGGAGGCTATATTATCAACGAGGAATGCACGGTCATCCGGCTGGAGCCTGACTACTGCGGCCTGTATGATATTGTCGATTATTATGGAGATATGATGGCGCTCACGGCGGAGACGGCAGGAGTAAACCTGCTGAATTCTAAGTTATCGTATATCTTCGGGGCATCAAACAAGGCCCAGGCGGAGACGCTGAAAAAGATCTATGATAATATCGCATCTGGCGAACCGGCACAGTTTACCGACAAGCAGCTCTTTGATGATGAGGGACGGCTGTCCGTCGCACTCTTCACGCAAAACGTGGGCCAGAACTTTATCGCGGGGGATCTCCTCGACGTCCTCCGGACGCTTCGGGAGATGTTCCTGACGGACATCGGAATCCCGAACGCGAACACCCGGAAGAAAGAGCGGCTCGTCACGGATGAGGTGAACGCTAATAACTTCGAGACACGCTCAAAGTGTGAGGTCTGGCTTGACAGCCTGAAAAAGGGCTTTGAAGAGACGCGCGAGCTTTTCGGCATCCCGGAAAGCGAGCTCTCTGTCAACTGGCGGAAGGACCTGCAGGAGGAGGTGAGTTATAATGGCTACACTGTCGCTAATGGGAATGTATAATTACGATCCTACACTGTTTGATGGCCTGCAGCTCCCGACAGCCGCGGATATCACAGACGAGGCCGACAAGGTCGCGGATCCTTGGATCCCGGATAAGCAGGAGCTCGTCGAGTATTTGCTGATGGAGTGCGCGGAGCTGGAGGTCCTGCGGCCGTCGGTGCCGACGCTGAAAAAGATGATTGACATTTGGTCTAAAGCCCGACAGCCGGTATGGAAGGCGCTCTATAATACGCTGCTATACAAATATAACCCGATCTGGAATAAGGACGGGACGATTGAGGAGACCAACTCGAGCAGCGGAAACGACACCTTGACGCGCAATCTGACAGGATCCGACAATGAGACGCGGAACCTGCAGACGGTCGACGCCGGGACGTCTTCCAGCACTTCGGAAGGAACGGCAGAACATAATGTCACGGGATATGATGCCAACACATACAGCCCGGATACGCAGGACACGACCGAGGGAACGACAAGCGGAACGACCGGAAACACCCGGACAGAGACTGGAACGGTCAACAGATCCAGAACCGACGGCGGCACAGAGGCGACGGCGAGAGAGTCCGAAGGATCGGTCAGGCGCGTGGAGCGGGGAAATATCGGCGTCACAATGACGCAGGAAATGATCCGGCAGCAGCGCGACATTGTTATGTTTAACCTATACGATGTGATCGTGCAGGAATTCAAAAGTAGATTTTGTCTGCTGGTATATTAAGGAGGTGTAACATGGGACTTTTTGAACAGTTTCCTTATACTAACTTTCACGAGCTGAACCTCGACTGGTTTGTGACTACGTTCAAAGATCTGTTGGATGACTGGGCGGCACAGAAAGTTGAATTCAATAATCTTAAGGACGCATGGGAAGCGATGCGCACTTGGGTCACAAATTATTTTGATGACCTGAACGTGCAGGAAGAGGTAAACAGCAAACTCGACAAGATGGCCGAAGACGGGACGCTGGCCTCCGTTCTCGATTATCTGCTTGACTCTTTCCGTGAAGATTATAACACCCGGCTATCCGTGCTGTCAGCCCGCATGGATGAATTCACAAATCTTCCGACCGGAAGCACGTCCGGCGATGCGGAGCTACGGGACATCAGAATCGGAGCGAACGGCATCACATACCCGACAGCGGGAGACGCCGTCCGGGCGCTTGACACTATGCTCTCCGAACAAAACAACCGGGAAATGCTGCTGACAGGACAATATCTGTACAGAGAACGCGCGAATCAGCAGTGGCCATATATCGATGTTCCTGTAGATATTAAGAAAGGGGATTCGGTATATTTTGAGGTCATCGACTGGGACGTGAACGAGTCAGATATGATGTCCTTTTATATGTACGATACCGGCATCAACGCTACTATCGCAGATCTGCCGCGTCCAGGATCCGGTGCAAAATACACGTTTGACAAAAACATGTCCGTCATCCGTATTATTACAAAAATGACGAGCGCACCGACAGTCCTTCCGTATATCTGTTTCAGGATGTATGTCATAGGCGGGGCCTCACTGTCTGATATTCAGGCCCGCTATATACCGCGAGCATATAGTTATCAGGTACAGGCCGGCGTTGATTTCATCGTAAACAACGCCCCGCTGCTTGCATCCGCCAACGATATTATCATGGTAGCGATCGAGGATCCGGACGGATGCCTGAATTCATACAGACGACTGGCGTTCGGATACCGGCATAACTCCACGAATGTTGATAACGTTATGGAGATTACATATCCATATACGAAAGGCGTCGGAAAATTGAGCTCAGACGCGGACGCATACTCCGGACGGTTTTATATTTCAGGGCAGCATATCACACAGGACGGGACAATCAAAATCCGAATTGTAAATATGACAGATCACGCCCTGATCCCGCCAACCCGTAATTATACGAGCGTTTCCATTCTTGGCGACTCATACAGCGCATACAAGGGCTATATATACCCGGAAACTAACCCCTACTGGTACCCGACCAACGATCCTAACGCGCAGGGATATGGCCACGGAAACAATGTAACTAATTTGTGGCAGACGTGGTTCTGGAATGTAGGAATTGAAAGCGAGATGCACGTCGATGTTAACGCGTCATGGTCAGGATCTCCGGTCTCCTATTATGGATATGGTGAAGGATCGCCCGCGGATATCGCAGCATCTTTTGTCACGAGATGCAAGGATACAAAAAACTCGTCGCTGATCATCGTCTTCGGAGGCATCAACGACCAGTGGGCAGGCGCTGAAGTTGGGACGCCGATATACAGCGGCTGGACGCAGCAGGACCTGCTGAAGTTCGCGCCGGCGTTCGCATATGTTCTTGACTGGCTCAGGTACAATAGACTCGGAAGTGATATCGTATATGTTATGAACCCGCTTATGAACGAGGATTTCAGGACAGTGATTAGAATCATATGCAATCACTATCAGGTACCCATTATCGATATGGACGGCGTCGCGATGACATATAATCACCCGAACGAAGACGGCATGCGCGCAATCGCCCGGCAGGTCATTAAGTGGGCCCATAATTCGGCAGTATATCCGTATTATTTATGACCCCCGCCTCGTGGACCCCGGATCGATCCCGGAGACAGACAGCTTCCGGCATGTAGGATCCGGCGGAGAGTGTAACGCCAG